CCCGCCGCATCAAGATACGGTTGGTACGCCCCGACGTTGGCACGAGTAGCGTCAAACGCTGCCCGCTCGTCCTCACTGAAGTCTGCAATCCGCGGACCTCCATAAGGTTGGTAAGGTTCAGACGCTATCGCGTTCGCACGAGATACGAGACCCTGAGTATAGTCAGACAACCACTTCGGCATCGACTCAACGGTCTGACCATACGTCGTGACAGAAGGTGGTGGTCTTCCCTCAAATAGAAAGTCATCAACGGGCATTATGTTTTCTCCTTTTCTTTAGCCAATTCTCGCTTGAGATTACGAATAAACCGGGAGTTCTTCTTGAACCCTCCAAGTTCCTCCGCAAGTTTTTCACGTTCCTTATCGCTCAACCGACGCTTCTTGTAGACATCTTCTTTTCGTTCTTCCTGTCGTCTATCGCGTAGACGTTTCTCAGACTTCCCTTCCACCGTACCACGGTAATCAGACTCGACATTTCGCTCCAGAGTATCTATGATGCGACGCACGCTACCACCCTTCGCGAGCCCGGCGATTACATCTCCACCGCTGTCCAAAGACTTGAGCTGCGCAGTTATCTCCTTCACCCTTTTCTTGTTGCCGGACTCGACGGCCTGCTTCAGACGATGAGCCAATTTCTTCAAGTCTCGAATTGCCGTAGTGTTTTTCTGCTTAACTTCGCCGCCCTCAGCCATGTACTCTTCCGGAGTTCTTGCAGCGTCACTGAATCCTCCCTTCGCGAGCTTCTTCCCCTTGTGTTTCCTCAACTTGTTGCGCATCTCATCCAGTCGTCTTGCCCCGGCATCCGTACTGCCGTCACCGAGAAGGGCAACCGTCTCGCTGTCAATAATGTACTCCCCGTCGCTTAGCACAGCCGGAATATCGTCGCTGCGACCAGTCCCAGGACCTCTTACGTGCGCACTTCCACCCATCGCGTACTTCTGGACGAGCCCGCCGAGTCTGTACGCCATGACCTGCCCACCTTCCATCGCACCAGCGACAGAACCCTGAGGCCCGAACCAGCCCGGAGGATAGAGCATGTTACCGTCCAACTGCCATCCCTGTTGCTGCATGGTCATACTCTCAACCATTCCTGGCATACCACCTCGAACTTGGCGAGGTTGATCACCGCCACCGCCTCCTCCCGGAACACCTCCCGGAGGAGGCATTGACGGAGGTAGTCCGTCGATGCTGTTCCCCTGGAAGAATGTAGCCTCGCCAGGATTGTCCGCTCCCGCGCGACCGTAGTTGTAATAGTCTTGGATGGGCATCGCCTGCCTGTCGAACGACAGGTTAGAAAGTGACTGAGTGAAGCTGTCCGGCAACGTCGGCGGACCTCCGCCCTCACCCCCTCCCCTTCCTCCGAACATACTTCCAACTGCCAACGCTCCCCCAGCAGTCAGCAACGGATTGTCCCTCATCCAATCAGTTGCTCTGTTCCACAGACTTGGGTCTGAAGCAGCCTCTATCCCATCACTGAGTACAGCTCCATCAAGAGTCGTCTGCGGAAGAGTCTGTTCTCCATAACCAAACGGGTCTTGCTGACTTGGGTCTATTGTCATAGACCCGGGAGTGACGTCGAACTCTCCCTCACCGGGCCTGAAGATTCCTCTACCAATGTCCCCAATCTTCTCCTCCATCTTCTGCATAGGATTGCCCATGACAGACGCCATACCCTGACCGAGCGCACCTTGTTTGAATCCGACTCCCGTCGCCTCCCCAGCCGCACCACCTAGCAGAGCGTCCCCGGCTATCTTACCAACATTGTCACCGAGACCAAGTTTGGACCCGATGTCGCCTCCGACACCGGAAGATACGAGTCCGGACAACGCCCCAGATATTGCCCCGTCCTTTCCACCACTAATCGCACCGATGCCAGACCGAACAATCGTGTTGCCGATGGTCGCCGCTGCCTTACCAGTAGCACCGAGCCAACCACCTACCGCAGATCCGAGTCCTGGAGCAAACACGTTCAGCGCAATCGGCGCGAGGAAACTGAAGAGCGGACTCTTCACAATCTTCTTAATTGTCTTCTTGATTTTCTTCCAAATCTTCTTATGAATGAAGTACTCAGGAAGTCCAGTATTCGGGTTAGTGGTGGGCTTTCCCCACATGGCTGTGATAGCTTCGAATTCTTCCGGCGACATATGTATAAGCATCTCGTCACCGTTACGTCCTTCACTGCGAGTTTCTTTGGCTGCAGCAGACAAAGCCCCAGACGCTTCGTCTACGGAACCGCCAGTGTACATGCGGAGCTGCTTTGAGCCTCCCCCATCTCCGACACCGAGTTCTTCAGCAGCCATCGTCATCAACATATCGAGACCACCAGGAACTTGAGCTACTGACGCAATATCCTGTGTGAACTCCTTACCTTTACGAAACTCGGTGCGTCCGCCTACATTCTTCGCCATAACATCATCCTATCAGTTCAATTCTTGCGTCAAGAAAAACAATTCCGCCCACTCACGCCAGTCATCAAAATCTAACGGCCACGGAGCGTCTCTTCCAATTTCATCTGGATCCCCAATCAAGTTTATAGCCCAAGCCTGCCACTTGTCTGGGTCATTCAATTTTTGCGTCGTTCCGTTACCAATATCCTGAAACGACGACAATCTGTCCGTCCATTCCACAACGTCCATGTGGGCCGGATTGAGGATCATGACTCTACGCGCTCCTGACCGGGTTCAACGTGCGCTAACGTCTCACCAAATTCGTAGTCTCCACCCTGCACGTTGCTCTCAAACTTGAAGCTCATAAGTCTGCGAACCTCTCTGAATTTCACCGTCTCATCCGTCGTCTCTGCCGGAGCATCCGCGAACGTCTGCGCCGCAGACTCGATGAATGGAGCCTTGCTGTTAACTCTTCCGCGTATAGTTACAGTCATATCCCCAGACTGTACAAAGTCTGGCTCCATACGCGCCACGCGAAGTTCCTTGTTACTCGGACTCTGGTCGTCGATCGGCATACCAATCTCTGCAGTCTCAAAGTGAGACGGAATAGCGTTGATCGCACTGCCGTTGATCTTATCCACTCCGGTCTCATGCTGCCAAAGAGTGTACAGAGGAGTCGCCAGCGTCCCCGCGTTCTCAGCGTCGACCATGAACGGTCTGTTGTAGACCTTAGCGTATATCCCGGCAGTCCTTCCGGGAAAGTTGGGCTGGTCAAGATTGACGTTATTGAGTGGGAGTTCCGTGTCGTACCAGTACCCCTCCTTCACATTGAAGATCACGGCATGGGTACACTCCGTCGCGTTGCCGCGAGGGTAGCACCACCAGATCTCACCGAAGCGAGGAACCTTGAACCCGAACACCTTCTGTCTCTGGTTAAAGTTCAGATTGTCAAAGAAGTAATTTATGTTCAAGTCATTCGGTATGTCGCGAACGACACCATTGAACATCATCCATCTGTCTACTCCAGGCCAGAAATACGTACCATCGTACTCGACCACCCCCTGACTGGATAGAATACTGATGTCACTGGCGAGTGTATCAAACTGCCATACAGCGGCCCCACCGACGAACGTTGCGCGAATCAAAGCATCAAGCGACCAGAACAAACCAGCCGGTCCCTGACCAGCGCCACGAAGAGGAATCCCCTTCACCACCTTCTGTTGAGTTATGAACGCCTCTACATCTATGGTCGTAGGGTCGTTGACTGCGGACCATCCAACCTGTCCATTGTTCCCATAGAAGAACAAGTACGGACCGAGCGTTACAATCCCCCCACTGACAGAATTGAGTGTAGCGTCTATCAGAACGCCAGCCGCAGTCGCCTCACCAATATAGATATCTGTTTCTGCCGTGCTGTCTATGTTTACTAGGTTCATACCAGGATGGGCAACCACATCCGTCAACGTAGTGACTCCGTCGTAAAAATGGTCGAACTGCCATAAGTGTTGGGTATTAAGTGCGAACCCGACTGGAGTCCTATCATTCTGAGCAGACAAAGTTCCAGCGCCAGACACGACGTACTGCGACACCTGACCCTCCCCGCCGATGTGAAGATAACGAGCACCATCTGCACTGAAACTAGTCATTCCGCGCGCAAGTTCTGGCACGGTAGACGACACAGCTTGGTACCCACCCATCTTCCTAGGACGCCCACGCTGGAACCGACACCACTGTCCGTCAATGTAGTTCTGGCCCTCCAAAACTGTACCGTCACGCTTAATGCCGGGGGCTGATCGTAATTTTACTGGAAGCTCTGGCATCTGGCTATCCCATGTACTGTGCGTACATCGCACTTCCAACTTCAAGTTCTAAGTTGGCTGCATTACTATTCTCCTGAGCCCACTCAAAGTCTATTGTAGCGTTGGGAATCGTCGTCCTCACCCAAGCATGGATGGCTGACTGCGCTATTCCTGCACCGCCAGTGCTCGGCAGTATGTCTTGAGTGAATGAGCTACTAATAAACGTCCACGGCATTGGCTGCGGTCCAGGAGCCAGCCCCTGACCCCACCACCACGAGAATATAGCGACGCCGCTCGTTGCCCACTCCACTCTCATCCCGTTACTGCTCCCACTGAGATCCTGAACCGTGAGCAGCGCAGTCAAGTAGTAAGTTCCGGCGACCGGCAACGTGAGTACCAATTCTGGGTCAGCACTCGGGACGACGTCACTAGATCTACCAGTCGTCAACGCCTTTATGACCCCTCGGCTGTTGTTCGGCACGATGAGACCTATAGGAACCTTCCTCGTAGCAACGGCGCTGTCGTCGTAGAACGCTATCGTATCCGCCGCTAGGTCAACAACCAACTCAGTCACAAGGTCATCAACATCTATTACAAGGTTTATGTCCGCAGAAAGATTGTTACCACCAGCGAGACCACTTCCAGCGGGGGTGTTCAAATTGCGCCCCACGCCAAGATTAGCCATCGCGTCTACAGCGTTGAGCGCTCCAGTTCCTCCCTGACCAATGCTGATCGGAGGTGTGAGCGTTCCAGTATCTGCGTCAATGACGTCAGTTCCGTCGCAATAGAAGATGCTTCTGTTGTTTTGCAGAACCTCTACCGGAGTAACTTGAGCGGCGGTTGCCACGAATAGTGAGAACGCCCCGGTCGTACTGTTGTCAACCCAATACTGTTGAATGGTGTTCGGCACACGAATTGTTCGATTGCCTGTGAGCGCACCGACGAATCGGTAGCTGATGCGATTGAGCTGGACACCGGAGAGGTTGAAGTCTCCCGTACCCGAGACATCTATCTGTACGAAGTCGAACGTTCCAGCCGTTGACTGACCGAGACCAACCGTGTAGAAGTTCGCCCCATCGGTTATGACCATCGCAGAAGTACCAGGAGACATGATTAGAGTCGCGGCGCTGTCAATAGTCCCAGCAGCGGGAGTAATCGTGAGGTCCCCAGACCCCTCGTTGCGTACAATACTGAACCAGTCACTTCCTACAGTCGCTGCAACGGGTAAGTTCAGTATACCAACTCCCCCAGTCCAGATTGTGAACTGAGCACGATTCGCGTCTACCCAATTGATTGGAGTAACTGCTGTCAGTGTCGGTGGGATTGTGCGGTTAAGCGTCGTAGCGATGGCTTTCAGGCCAGCGCCTGCGAGCGCAGAAGCATTCGCGACTGACACAGTAGCACCGAGCTGGAACGTCCTCCACACTCCCGCCGCCGTACTGTTGTCCGTCAGGTATATGAACCACGCCTCTCCCGGAGCAAGGGATATGATGGTCCCTCCCGCACTGTCCCGTATCGTCACAGTCTGTGCGCCGACGTTGGTCATGAGAGATGTAAACCCGTTCGACACGATCTGCGCATCGTCGAAGTCCACGTTCAGTCCGGGAGCAGTAGCGTTGACATCTATGATGTCTGCAGCTACGTTAGACCCGGCGATCTGCTGTTCTATCGGCCACTGGAGCGCAACGTCAATCGCAGTCACCAGAGACAAGTATGTACGCTGCGATGGGTTGATAGATCCGCCACCGAAGACTTCTGTATAGCCCATCTTACGCCTCCTGTCGTGTAGACGACCTGTCTACAATCTTTTTAATGTCTTCACCGTTGAGCAGTTGCAGATCTCTGTCGTATGCTGCCTGCCACAACGGAACTCGTTCGTCGTTCTTGAGGAATCGAGTTGCCTGAACCAATGCTCCGTGAAGCAGAGCATTCGGAGCAAGATCAGTCGTCCAATTAGTCTGATTCACAGCATCGAGCAACGCCGGAAGCTGATAGTACAGCAACTCAAACGGATACGCCGCGTCTGGGGTTGGAGCGAACAGAAAATTGTAGTAGTTATAATCCGCGTAGAACCTCGGCTGCTCACGCAACTCTTCATCAGGCCAGTACAGTCGCGCGTACTCGTAAGAACGTGGGAACAGCGGGGTTCTCACCTGCGCTGTTCCCACGCCGAAGTTGATGCTGACCGTGTCGCGCCAGCGATCAGGCTTCTGGTACACAGATGTCCCAGCAGCCATGATTCCCGTCACGACGTTTATGAACCCTTGAATCTTCAGCGCCCGAGCGATATCACGCTCTGCAAGGTTGATGAGCCGAGGAATCTGCCCAAACACCGTCGGGTCGACGGACGTGCCGCGCTCTAGGTACTGTCGCAGATCGGTCTGCAACGAATCAAAGGTCATTGAGGTCGCCATCTTCTTTCTCCTACTCTTCTAGCAATTCTTCAAGCTCGGCGATCCTATCGCCCTGCTCTTCGGTGAGATCCTCTTCCGCAATGTCTTCAAGATCGGCGAGTTCCACCTCCAACAAGTTGCGGGCTTCTTCCGCCTCACGTTCTCCCGCTTCCTGAGCTTCCTCGGCCTCGGCTTGCTGACGAGCACGCTGGATGACGTCGCTAGCTGCATCGCTACGAGCCTTGAGCGTCTCCCATTCTGCCGGAGTTGGCGCACGGTTTTCCTCAACCATCGCCGAGATAGTATCCGCGAACGCCACCAACTCTCGGTATCCCTCTTCTCCCCGCGTTAAAAGTTCGCCGAGCAGTGACAGAAGTTCGGAAGCCTCCTGAAGCTTCAGACTAGACCCACCACTGAGAGCTGGATTGTTCGTCAGTACGGACAAGCCGTTGATCGCGATCATTATAAGTTGGATGGGATTCATTGTTCCGCTCCTTCTTTAACAGACTGCAGATTGGCGACCAGAGGTAGAAGTCTCTCCACCCAATTATTGAGATTATTCATGGTACTGATAAAGCGGATTTCTCCAGTTCCTCCCGCGAGGTATTCTTTTCGGATGGCTTCGAACTCAACAGTCAGTTCGATGAGCGGATCAGCGACCTCTTTCGCTGCCTCCTCTGCTCGCCCTATTGCGATGATCGACCGATTGTCAAGTTGTCCGCTTGACACGAGCTTCGCGGCCTGCTCCGACACGATGACGAACTCACCGTATGCGGCGTACGCCTTCTGCTCTACAGTCTCGGCTCGCTTTACTGCGTTCGCCGCACCACACGCTTGAAGCGCGAGTACGATGACCAGCAGAAACTGGAACCGAAGAAAGTTATATTTCGGGGTCATAATGTACCTCCTCCATCACCCGATCCTGTGACTTTGCTCACCAGACGTCGGGTTGATATCGCCTGATAGTCTTTGAAAAATGTAATCGCAACGCCGATTCCAAGGATTACCCACTGAAGCGGACTAACGTCGCTCAGAGATGTAACTGTGTCTCCACTCAGCACGGCCAGTGCTGCCGTCAAACCTGCGATGACCGCTGCAATCAGCGCTCCTACGATGGTATTCATACTCTTTCTCCTAAGATGTATCTCTTCCAATTCTTCACAAATTCCTCTTCCGTTCCCGCCCCGAGGACGGTATTGTAGTGTTTCTTCCAGTACGCGGCGTATCCTTCAACGTCACCGTGTTCTGGAAGAGGTTCACTCTTCCTTCGGTAATGGACACGACACATCATCGCACCGTACCTTAAATCCCAAACTAATCGGTCAGCATTGGGCCTGAATCCATCAAACCGAATAGCATCCTTCAACTCCTGACTGACTGTGCGTTTATACGCAAGCCAGTTGTTCCAGATATCATCGTGAGTGGCAGGCTCCATCTGAAAAAGACCACGCGCCGGTCCATCGTTAAACTGGCGGACGTACTTTAGATGCGACTCCTGGGCTGCAGTTCCCATGACGAGATCTTCTGCTTGCGCGGAGTGCATTCCGATCTCCGCTAGTGCCGGAGCAACGATGTACTTTCTTAGGTGATTAGCGTCCATCAACTTGTCCCCTCTTGGAGCGCGTTCTTCGCTTCTTCAAGCGCATCCAATTGAATCTCCAAATCCGCCAAATACGAAGCATCCTCTGACGACCACGCATCTGCGTCGCTTCTTTGACGGAATTTTAACGACGCGATATCCTTTCGCGTGGCGTTAATGTCCCGCTGTAAAAGAGCTACGAACGCCTTATTGATCGGAGCAACCTCAGTCGCGACGGTCTGCTTGATCGACTCCTGCATCTCTTCCGCCAGAGCATCCACGAGGATGGGCTGAATGATGAACCAGAAAATAGGTACAAGACCCGCGTAGGTAACAATCTGATTGATTCCTATGCGAATCCCGCGCTCTTTGGTCTCTTGCTTAATCGCCATCTTCTTAATCCTCGTCGTTACCCGAAGTCGTCTCAGCAGCTTTCTTCAACGCTTCGTACTCTTGGGCCATCACAGACGTTATCAGCACAGACTCTCCCGTAACGAGCGCGCTGAGGATGGAGTTGACGATAACTAGATCGCCAGACAGTGACATACTTGGTAAAATGGTCACACGCTCGTCGTCGTTTAGAAGTTCGTGCGCTGACTTACAAGCCTTCGCAATCTGGTGCTGGTTGAGTTGAATCTGCTGTGGCGCTGCTTGCTTCATTACGTCGTTCATAGTACTTCCTCTTTAAGTGATTATCCAATCTTCGTGATTCTTAGGTACGAAGCGTCATCTATAATTGTATTCGCTACTTGAGCCGTTCCTTGCGCAAACTGTAAGTCCCACGAATCTGCGGTTCCTGCTTCAACAGTACCTACGACATGAAGAACGTGGTTGCCCACGACATTCTGAACAGCCCCCAGAGCAGTGTGAAAATTGGTATCCTGAAACGTGAGTGTGCCGTTGTCGGAGATGGACGTAATCTGGAAGAATCCATCAGTAAAGGAGCCACCGCCCTGAGGATTCAGCCGTAACGCTATGTCCGCCAGCACGTTCGCTTGATTGACTTTTAAGAATATTTCAATGTGGTAGATAGCGCCAGTATCAAACCGAAACCCACTCAACGATGTTACATTGACGAAGACCGTAGTGTTGTTGACTTGCTGCTGATCACCAGACTTATTGAACCACTGAGTGCAATTTACCCTCATCTCAGTACCGATGTCATCGGTGTACCGCAAAGTGTTCGCCACGTCGTTGGCGACCCAGACCTGACCATCCCCGGCAATACTCGCTTCTGCGGCTGCTTGTTCCCCGATAAATACCGGCGGCACTTCCATCCTTGCGAAAGAAGTCTGGCTAACCTGAAAAACACCATCACCAAAATCTGCCCCGCCTATACCGAACTGTAGAACAGGTCCAAGGTTCTGTATGGACATCGTACTGTTGTCTGCGTTATTACGAAGATCAATCTCACAACTAGGTCCGAATTCAACCCCACTGGTATTAGTAAACTCCCAGGAGCCAGAGATTATTTGGCTGCCTGCAGGATCAAAATTGTTAATCTGAAATTCTTCACCTAAATTATTTGTAAACATAGGAAAGTTTCTAGGAACTCCGGACTGTACCCAGAATTGACCCTGACCAGCAACATTAGCGACCGAGGCGGCACGTTCAACCATATTGATGACGCCATTAACTAAGAACTTGGGTATCGCTGAATCGAAGGTCAACGCAGCATCACCTTCTATATCGGTAGGACTAACCCAGACAGCGAGTTGGTTATTGGCTGGAACCCCACTGATCTGTGCTCCGCCACCTCCTCCTCCTCCAAGCAAACTCGTGGAAACCCCGTTAGCGTCCACGAAAAATATATCATCGCCTGACGCATGAAGCTGCCCGACACCTGGAACGTCTGCCACGGCTGTCGTATACCTCAACCTGATGGGAGGATTGAACTGCCACTGTCCGAATATTGTCACCGCTGCTGTGGGATCGAAGCCGGGAATCGTGATCAGTTTTTGAACACCTGCCCCCGAAGCAGTAACTCCGGCTCCCGCAAAATTAAGTTCGGTCGCTAAAGTAAGAAGCCCAAGACCTTCATCAAGAATTTCGATGCCAGTGATACCTCCGGAGGGAGGCACTGAGTAAGCGCCCGTCTCATCTAAGTAGCTAGTCGCTACTCCACCATCATTCAGCGTAACTCCGTTGACAGAAACTCCTACGACAGCAGCAGAAAGGCTGATCGTCACTGGAAGACCCGCTCCACCATCGACGAGAGACATGTTCGCTCCGGGCGTCAATATCCGCTCGTTAGGAAGCTGCGCGTTCGCCGTCAGTGTAATAAACGTCGCATCTAACCCACCCACAGCAGCAAGTAGATCACTGACAGCAACCCGACGGCTCTCAAGTTCACTAATAGCAAGCTCAAGCTGCTCAGTCCCGACGAGCGGTAGTGTTACCGGCCCTAAATCCGTTATCTTTACGCTCATATCATAGATCCCAAGGAGGCGTTCCGCCGTCCAATGCTTGTTGTATTTCCCTGAACTCACCAGACTGTGTCGTACGCAACTGACCATCGCCAGTTGCACGAACGTAGAGGGTTGAGAACGACGGATCACCGTCAATTTCATTAAGAGGTCTATCCGGTCTTACGAACAGTAGATTGATCTCCTCAGTTGACCGTGCAGCAAGACGATACGGGTCAAAATCGTCCAGATCGTCCAAGCATACCTTCAATCCCGGCGCATTCGGGTCGTCGTACAGGTCTTCAAGCTTCATCTTTCGACTGCACCTTGCGCAGATGCCAATACCGAACGTTGACGCGCCAGTTGGGTCAATAAAGATGCTCATCGCGTGTACACCCCGATTCTTGGGGTCAGTCGGACAGGAGACCCGTCATCCTCGCCCGTCCAGACGAGTTTTGTCTGCTCTACTAGGTCCGTCTTCAGTAGCGGAAGTCTTGTGTCGTCCGCTTCTGGGATTTCCATACAAACGTCAACCGAAAGTTCATACACGATGTACTTATACCAGCGTTGCGGAACCTCCAACTCCTGAACCATCGTCCCGACGTCCTGAATTTGCCTCTTGACGTACAGAACGTACTGAAAGAACGTGAACTGAGTGTCCGGAACCGGCCATACCGTCGCAATTTGCCGCCCACCTTGCGCCGCAGCCTGCTTATCGTACCAATACTCTGTCGGACGACTCAAAAAGTTCTTATCGGGGAGATTAGAGTAGTCATCTAGACTGATCTTCGGCATCGGAATCTCATTTGCAGTATTTCCGAGGAAGAACTCCGCAATATTCAGTATCGTAAGGCCATTCGCCTGAAGACGAATGAACCTCCACGGTACCTGCTCCTCCAGATCGAGCCAGAACCAATCCCCCGGCACTGCGTTCAGCGCCGCATTGGTGTAGAGAGTGGTGAAGGCGACGCCATTCTGCGATCCTTGAATAGATATATCCCACGTCTCCGCCACTGCGTTCGTAAAGAAGATACCGTAGTTGTCAACCTGAACGGCGTTATTTGCACCGAAGTCAGTCTGAACGAACCCCGCAGCAATAGTCTGAACGAGCGACGTCGCAAGATCACTGTCAAACGCATTCGCAGCGATTCCCTCACTGGCGCTATCCGTCGTACCGAGCGTCCGATTGAGGTCTCTGATATTGAAGTCCATCACGTCAACCGTCCCGACCGGGAGAGGTACAGAACGCTGCCCACGGTATATGGGAATAATGACCTTCTCAAGAACCCACAGAGGAATTCCGTACGAAGCCAGCGACGACAGGTTCAGGAACAGAAGATCCAAAGCCGTGTCGATGTTCTCAGACGTTATCCCCTGAGGCGGTATCTTACAACGACGGAAAGCATGGTCAATCACCTTCCTCGTCTCGAATACCGTCAGTCCTACTGTTCCCGAAGTTGCCATCTCAGCCCGCCTTGTGCATCTTACCGCCCTTCATGACGTGTGCGACTCCGCCCTTCATGTAACGAGCTTGCCCACCCTTCATGACTTTACGATATCCGTCAACCTTTCCGCCACGCTTGTATCCGGGCTTGAGACGACCAGTTCCGCCAGCTTCCTTGTCCATCTCGTTATCACCGTCTGGCTTCGCGGGCTGGACACCGTGATCGCTCTTGTTGCCAGTCTTCTTCGTCTTCATTAGGAACTGCGGGGACTGCTTCACGTGACCGCCCTTAGCGAACCCCATTGCTTCTCCGTGAGACGTAACTCCCTCACCAACCTGTGCGCCTTGCCTGAAACCTTTCATCATATTCTCCTGTTAAGCATCTGGATCGCCAATCAATGCACGAAGTCGTTCACGAATCTGTTCTCTAAGACCACGCAGTTCATTTATTCCGATATTGACTGCGTCCACTACCTGTCTTGTCTCACCTACCTTAAATGCGTTCAGAGTACCAATACTCACGTTCACTTCATCACGATCTGTTCTGAAGTCAATTATCTGGATTGCTTCCTGTGCAGGTATCGTCTCTGGCAGGGCGTTGATAGATGTCAGCGCGGTGAACAGAGCGGCACACTCCACAGGAGAACCTATGATCTTGCTTCTCATGCTTCCATACGTCGGATTATTGATCGACCCTACCCTGTTCATCTCCACTGCTATCGCATCGATCCAAGCACTGCCCTGAACATTGCTGAACCTCTGCGTGATGATAGTCTGTATCGCATCGACGAACCCCGCACGATTGAGAGTGTTGTCAGCGATGACCGCGTCGATGCCAGCCTGGAAAGCGTCTGAAGTTGTCGTCATGTTATGAGTCCTAATGAAGCCAAAGCAGCGTGAATTCCCGCCGCCGTTACAGGTACCGCTGCAGGTTGAGCGATTGGGGCAGTTCCGTAGAAACCTAGGTTCGCGTTCGCGTGGGCGAGAACGCCGTTTAGATTAACTCTTCCACCGAAGTCAGATTGAGCCGTACCAGTGTGGCTGATGAACCTGACGTTTGTGGCCGCGTTGAGTTGCGAACGAATTACTTCAACGACTCGATTGACTCCACCGAACGTCACGTCAGGGAAGGCGATTCCGAGGTAGGCAGTCATGGTCTCAGTTCCGGCTCCGGGTTGGAATAAGCCCGCTGCAGGCTGGACAAACTGCATTCCAACTATCGTACCTAGATTGACCGTAGATCCAGCGACCGTACTGAACGTCGGAGAAACACGAACGGCAGTGACCCCCACTGACCTAGTCATTATAGCACCAGCTACCGTGGCCCTAAGTTGTGGAGAAAACGCCAGCCCGTTAGTGAACTGAACATTAGACGTCCCAGCAGTTCTTCGACTGTGAGCGACGCCTACATTTAATACAAGGGCAGAAACTATATCGAAGTTTCCTTCGTTCTCGATCACAGGTAGCGCATTGAACAGTGTGAACGCCGCGAATCCAGGAGCAGCGTCTCCCCGATATAACTTCCTCTCAACCATCAGGCCCCATATAAAGAACCCATTGTCGTAGGTAATCGTCCCTGTCGAGTCAATCACGCCGCCGTTAAATCCTCCACCAGTCGTAAACGTATCATTGACTATCATATTGAATGACGCTGGTGAGAGCGTGTCAGTCAGGGTTAGCGGTCCATTAAAATCAAACACCTGACCTGATGCTATAGAAAACAGAGTGTCGAACGCACCATTGAACGCCATCGTATTGGGAGATGCGAGGCGACCAAGAGTAATCGACCACGACCCGAAGCCCGGATCCTGAGTGCCGACACCGAACGTTCTGATTCCTGTCGCCGGTACTGCGTTGTTTAACCTGAACGTAATCGCAGACGCAAATCCGCTCTCAGTGTTGACAATCTCAAGATTGTCCTGCATGAAAATGAAGTTCGACAGATAGACGGTATCTGATAAGCGCAAATCAATCGACGACGATCCCTGTGCAGGGTCCTCGGCAATTATGGTCATCGCTCGCTTATTTACACCTACAGCGGTATTATTTACATCGAAGTGGATGTCGCCATCGAGAAACTGATTGTTGATGACCGCATCGCCGCCAGTGTCAAAGTCCAGACCACCAGTCATCGCTCTTGTGCCGTCGATCAACAGGTATTGAGTATGAACGTCACCGACCGCCAAGTTCAGTAACGTGTTGTGATCCAACCCAGAAGCGAGTCCGACTAGATCAACAGTGAGTGGGGATACTCCGGCGGACTGAGTGAGGTTGAAGACTGTGCCGACGAGAGAGAGGGCGAGGACGTCGCCTCCTCCCCCTCCTCCTCCGCCTGGAGCCCAGTCGTAGTCGTAGTTATCGGCAGTGATCTTCGTCAGGACCTCTCCAGGAGCTCCGTCATCTGGGATCTGGATCGCTACTATCCCCGAGAAACCTAAGCCTGATTGAGCAGCCATAGATTACCTCAGAGAATGTTGTCGATCAACCCGCGCACTTCTGCGAGTTTCTCTCTTTCTCCGTCAAGCTCTTGCGCACGCTTATCGAGCGCATCAGCTTTCTGTTGGAGTTCCTCACCAAGACGATCGAGTTCAGCGCTACGCTGCCCAGCGACCTCCACCTGACGTTGCACAGCAGACTCGTGGGTCTTAATCCCAGCGACTCGTGCCTCCGCCTGTCGTACTTTTTCTGCTGCGTCTTGTTCAACTATGTGTGCGTCGTTCTCTGCCTCCGAAACCATCTGAGATGCCGTTTCACCAGCATCCCTGACGATCTTGTCAGCTTCTGAATTAGCCTCCGAAAGAACAGCATCAGTCTCGGCCCTCACCGTCTCTATACCCTCCCGGATCGCAACGATCTCGCTAGCGGGTCCAGCTAGGGCGATCTGCTCCTTTGCTGCTGACTCCGCACTGTTGAACGCCTCGATCCTCTGCTTTAGCTTCTCAGGGTTCGCCAACAGCGCAAGAGCGTCCATAGACCCACCACTTCCGCCGGAGATATCCTTTGCTGATATACTCATGAGATTGCCCCCGCTTGGATCAAGTTGAGAGTCGCAGATCCTACCCCTGCCGTCTGATTGATGCGACATGCAGTCGGCGGGAATGCGTAGTTCCCGTCTGCATTCGCATTTATTCCGACAAGAGTCGGGTGAGGAAACCACGTCGCCGTAAGGGGGTCGAACGCTGGATCAAACACGTCGTCAAACGTGTGTTCGATCGTCGCCGTTACCACTCCCTGAATGGTCACCCCCAGACCGATGTCTGTCGGACTGAGGTACTGGTCTATAGGAATCGGTACTGACACTCCGATTCCAGTCTGAGTTATTCTAACTGGTCTCATGGGGCTGGCCTCCTAGATTGGGGTCGGATTAGTGCGGTCTGCATCTTGAGCGCACATGACGAAATCCACGTTATTACTCGTGGATACACCGCCAGTGCCGCACTCAGAATGGATCGCTACAAAGGTCATGAACCTGCTGTCCGCAGGGACTTGGTCCGTAGATCCTCGACCTCCCCCACCTACAGAATACCTGATGACATTATCTATCAGGCTGAACTGACATGTGATGTATTCATCTTCCGAGATAGAGAACGTAAATAGCCCAGAATCTCTGTAGACCTCAACCCCGCTGCGGTACACTGCAAAGTCTACGACTCCTTGACCACCCACCTCAAACTGAATAGCGTTGTCCGGGTTGGCAAGCATATCGCCAGCTTGGACAGTAGTTATTGAGGCGACCCCTAGAGCCGCTAGTTGAGGCGACCCCAGATTACCAGCAGAAAAACGAACCTGATACTCTAGTTTAGTCGCAGGAAACCCTTCCGCAGCGTTCCCCGAATTGATCTCAACAGAAGAATACGGGATGAAGACCACAGATGCTTGACCGAGGACATTAGTTGTGAACGTCGCCATCGCACTGACACCTGTACCGAAAGCTCCTCCAGCTCCTCCAGCTCCATCAGCGAAAACTTGCCACGGATTGTCGTCATTGAGAAATCCCCAGAAGTCGTCGAAGAACATGTTCGTGTCTGGGTCGTAGACAACGGGCAACCCTTGAAGGATACCACCCTCCGGTTGAACGGAGACACCTCCAGGGTACCTTGTTACTTGGATATTACGCATGACGTTCTCCTTAGCGTGAGCCGCCGAAGAGGACGTAGTCCAGATCAACTGTCGTCGCCGCCGCCACTGCGCCGCGAGAAAATACAACTGACGGTTGAAGACCGACTGCCGGGAGTAACGCGCCAGGAAGGACAGTGCCTCCTCCGCCGATCACACCATCTGGGCCAGTGAACTGCGCAGCGACTTTATCGATCCCGTCATAGTAGAATGCCAGCTCGTAATCCGTGGACGGAGCGAGTTGTCCGATGACCGTAGCAACTTCTACGCCGGTATTGCGCGAGACGATCTCCAGATCGAGTGACGCGTCTGCCTTACGAAAGAAGACGCCATCCGCTGGAGCAACTGTCGCAGCTTCTGGAATGAAGCCAAGCAAATAGATCGTGTCCAAGATATCGTCACTGTTGACGCGAGCCCCGAACCACACTTCTTTTCCGACCACGAATTGAAACGCGTCGTCGTCAGAACCTAAGTTAGCTGCGAGCTTGAGCCCGTCCGTCGCAGCCCCGACAGTGACACCCCTTAGAATACCACTGACACTGAACGGATTCGTTAGCGCCGCCCCAGCTCCGATAACGGTGGCGTTATAGACTGACGCGTAATCCTCACCCATGCTGAAGTCCTGCACACTGAGGGAGACGTTCGGTCCTGGGACCGGAAGTGAGTTCATTACTGAGTTGTCTTTTTGGTTGCCAATTCCACCGGGGAATTGTGTTACTTCGATGTTTAACATTTCTTACTCCTAATTTGCCAGGAAAGTGTGACCCCCGATTTTCTGGGGGTCACGCTCATTCCGGTCCTAGAGACCCGGAGTTCCGAAGACCGTCCGTGGATCAGTCCACGAAGGCCAGTAACGCTCGGTCGCCTTGTAACGCATGGAGTCAGTTTCGAAGTCGCCTTCCATTGACTTCTCCATCTTGCGTCGCGTTAGCAACTGAAGGCCACGCGGAGCATCAGTGCCGACCCACCATGCAGTCGTGCTGGTGATACGGGACAGATTTGCCTGACCCTCACTCAACAGACCCATAGACTTGATCGGGTTGATGTCGTTGTTAGCCGTACCCGTACGAAGAACGCTCTTCAGCAGAACTTCGGCCTGGAAGACGTTGCTTGGACCGCAAACAATCTTCTTCGGCGTCAAACGGATGCGCTTGCCGTTGTTGTCAACCGCGTTACGGATCTGGATCAGCATCTGCTCCAGGGACGTCTGCGAGAGCGCAGCCGCCGTCGTCAGCAAGTTGCTGAACGTTCCGTTAGCGATCGGATGAGTCGCGCTGTTCAGAGACACGCCATCACCACCCAAGAACGCACCATTGAAGGCACGGTTGAAGATGTTGGCGCAAAGCGTCTCCTTCGTCTCGATCATGGACTGAGCAAGATGCTCAGCGTAGATCGTACCGATCTTGATGTGATCGCCGTCTTCCACCAGAACTTTCGTCAGGGCGAAGGCGAGACCATACACACGGTAGACGTAACGCTGGATGAACAGCACTCCGCCGGACTGGTACGTTACCGGGAGGCCATCTGGCAACTCCGGCGCTGCACCGAATCCGTACAGAACAGGCTCTTCGTGGTAAGACCGAGAGATGCCCGGACGTTCCTTGAAGCAACCCTTCCACTCATCGGCTCGTTGGTTGTAGATTCCGTCAAACACCTCGTTCAGGATGGGTTCGACGACCGACCGAAAGTCGGTACTCCTCATTGGTACTGACATGAGTTATCTCTCCCTTTAGATTGAGGCTACGTCTGCGACGGTCTGGTGCTGAGAGATCTGGACAAGAACAATCGGGAACGGATCCGTCAGTTCATTGTCCGGACCTGGATTCAGACCCAGAACGCGGAGACCAGCGTTGGCGGCGGCACTTGCTACATCAAGCGCGACATTGGAGTTACCCGTTATCGCAGAACCACCGAGCGCGGTCCAGTCAAACTGCTGACCGATATCCGCTTGAGTCAGAGCAGCGTTCGCCTGAATCTCATACATGATGGAATCCTGTGCTTGGATGTAATAAGCTCGAATGTTCGTTGCGACCGTATTGGCAATCCATCGATTACTTACCCGATGCCTCCCCTCCACGTCGTCGTACTCAACCCCCTGAAACGTACCGATAGCACGAGCGCCAGGAGCAGCACCGACGATGAACCCCGCAGCATTGATCTGAATCGGCTCATCCGCGAATATATTCGCGGGGTGAGCAGATACGATCGTGCCGAGAGGTCCCGGACGCACAATCCCAGAAGGACTGTACGACGGTCGCAATCCGAACGGAGCAGCTAGTTGTGACATGTTAAACTCCTACTTCAGATCAAATGATCCTAGTACTCCGACGTTCCGTGGGGAATCTCACCGAGATTCTCCGCGAAAGAACCGGGGTCTAGGTCCTGACCCAGCTCAGCCATGCCTTCCTCTAGTTCGAACTTAATCCCACGAGAGCCGCTCTTGGCAGCCGCCGCAGCCTGTTCCTGAATAACATCAAGTACAGACGACAGTTTCTCTTCTTCCTGGAGTGGCTGAACGTGATGCGCTTCATACATATATCTCTCGTACAGAGACATCGGCAGTTTGAAGGCAATCATCTCATTCACCCCGACGCATCCCGCGTAATCCCCAGTCTTCAGACAAGCATGTTCCCAACCGGGAATATCCTCAGCTTTAACTGGCTCGTACCCGAGCCGCACCCTCATAGGAATTGAATCCCTGGGATTTGTAGTTGTCAACCAGCAGACATGATACCCGTCTATCGGTGGTAGATCGGGTAGAACTGACTGGAAAAATGATTTGCGAAACTCGTCCAACCGCTCGTCATCTGAAATCACACGCTCGGTCTCAGCAGTCTGTCTTGCGGCAGTCTGAGCCCTTGGTTGCCGTGAATTGTTCGGAGCTTTCTTCCGTCTCGCGCCCGTCTTTTTGCTAGCAACTTTCCTGCCAGCAGCTTTCCTTCCTACTTTCTTATCGGTCATCTTCGTTCACCCTCTCATTCAGTGAGTTGCTACGCGTTTTCGCTCGCGTGTTCTTTATCCCATGATGCGTATCTAGCAAGTTGCTTCTTACGCAGTACGGGGTCATCCCACATTCCAGCCTCTTGCATCGCCTCGCGACGATCCTTACTGATGTGGACTTCGTTACTCTTGAGCGCCCTTTCCCTCCCGCCTACGCGGAACTTCGGACCACTCGATTTCCGTGGACTTCCTCTGCCACGATCTCCATCGCGATCATCGTCGTCGCGATCGTCGTCGTGACTATCAGCGCCGTTCCCTTTCCCACCTTTATTCGCCAGATGGGGTAGACGTCGCGCAACGCGTTTGTCCAACTCATCGTAGTACTCTGGGGTTCTTGGATCCCAACCGTCTCGGACCATCATGTCGTCGATTGCCCCGGCGATAGCCGAGTCCTCATCGCGACGACCGAAGTCGAACCAGTTGTTCCGGCCGTGCCAAGAACGTACGTTCTCAACTAGGACGGGATCTGGCCCTTCGTCTTGTGGAGCTGCGCTTGCCTGTTCCTTGTACGTCTTCAGTCCATCACGTTGCTCCTTGAGAGTATCACGGATGCTCATAGCTTCTGCAGCATCATCTCCCTCCCCGGCACTGATAGCTTTCGCGTACACCGTATCGGCATTCTTGATCGCCGCGTTCAGTTGGTTGATGCGGCTGTCAACCTGAGACACCTCAGTCTGGGTCTGACGACGAGTCAAATCCATTACTTGCTTCTCGACCGTCTCGTTACGACTGCGGAGGAACTTCAGTTCGCGCTGATCGCGTTCTCTTGCCTCCTTCTGTCGCTGACGACGAGACTTATTTTCAACCCTGCGACGCTCCTTCTTATCGTCTTCTTCCGGCTCGCCGTGTCCCGCACGTTTGTCGTCGGCTCCTGCTTCAAGGTCGTCATCTTCGTGATTGTCATCGTCAACTGGAGCAACCTTCTGGTCGCCCTCCTCGACGCCGTCGCCGACCATGACTAATTCTTCTTCCTGGTCGTCGCCTTTCTTTTCGTCGTTCTCTGCCATTACTAGACTCCTTCAGTCCACTGGTTATTTTACGTACGCCACGATCTCAAGGATCATGTCTTCTGGAATTTCCCCGCTCAAATGCAAGTCGTCGAATAGAACAAACAACACACTCTCATTTGAGTTAGGAACTGGAACCTCCCATCTATCGCCACCGTACTTCGGGCAACGGACGAAGGCTCCAGGTTGAACCCACTTACCTTCGGGCCACTCCTCAAGGGTCTCTCGGTTACAGAAGGCCACTGGTCCGAGCGCGATAACTTTCGCAGCCTGAGTGTTCCATTGCTCAGTCTCCCGGGATTCCTCGGCAAGGACTATCCCGCCTCTAGATTTTCGCATCGGGGTACGAATTTGCACCAGAATCTTACTCCCGAACGGAGTCAGACCGGGATCAACCTCTGGGAAGGCTTGATCAACACTCTCGTACGCAAGACTTGTACGACTCTGTGAACCGGCATCTGCCAGCGTTAATCTATCGGTTTTTGTCATCGGCCACTTCCTCAATAGCACTGTTAAGTAACTGCTCGGCGAGTAGCAACCCCTCCAGCTTTCCGCACGCATGACCATAGTCGAAGGCTTCTTTCCCCTTCGGACGCATCAATGCGGCGGTACTGAATTCGGCTTGCAGCTCCTTGAGCTTCCCTAGGTAATTGTCTAGTTCGCGTTGCATCGTACACCTCTACGCCTTACGGCGCAATCAGTACCCGCTCTTCGACGGTTTAGAGACGTGAGCCGACCCGCTCTTCGTAGAAGACGAACTGGACGACTTGCTGCTCCCGCTCTTCTGGGCGACACTGCCAGACGCCTTCTGCCCCAACTTGCCGGTCGTTGCGAGGTTGTAGTGCTGTCTTACGTAACTCATACCTTTCTCCTTTACTTCGTTAAAACTGACACAGCACGATACGCTGACGCTGCCGAGGGACGTGACTTCCTGCGATCTAAAGCGATCACGGGTTGATCCCCGTTCCGGTGCTCAGGTTCGTCTTGTTGCCAGCCTCCAATTCCGCAGCGGCTATGGTGAGTGCCGTCTCGTTGTCCTGCGTGTTACGCAGTTCGTCGGACGTCAGCTTCGCAGCGATACGTTCGTCTTCAGCAGCCTCAGTAAGCATAAGCTCACGAAGCCGAGCAGCTCTCGCGCTTGCCTGTACTGCTTCCTCTTGGGCTGCTTCGACCGCCTGTTCTCGCTCCTTCGCGGAAAGTTTGGTGAACTCGATTTCCTTCTTGTCTGTGATCTCGATACGCTTGAGTTCTGCCTTCTGCGCATCGTCCTGAGTCTTCCGCTGTGTCTCAGCCTGCTGGTTCGGGTCAATCGGAATCGGCGGCGGCTGCGGAGCAAATTGCTGCATCGCCTGCAGTGTCTGACCGATAATCTCAGGTATACTCTCAAACACCGCCCCCGCCCGCTCAATCACCATCGGTGACGCAGCGGCGAGCGTCTTGTTCAACTCTGCCTTCGCCTCCGGCGACTGGTCACCCATAATATCAGACATTCCCTCCTCGTCGGTCTCGGCTGCCTTCATGATCAGCTCGTAGTTCGCGTTGACGTACCACAGAACTAGATGCTCCTTCACATGTTCCATCATGGCTGGCATCAGCGCCGGAGCGATGATCGGATTCTGCCCGAACTGCTGACTGAGCAGGTAATCGAGATGCACCTGAAGATGGGCTAAGTGATCCTGAGATGGGAACGCAGCGACAGGTCTTCCGAGGGACATCGCCGCGTTCTCGTTGACGGCGTTCTGGTTCTCCGGCTTATCCTCCGGAATCAGCAACTCGTCTGGATTAGGTATCTTCGTACGTTCCAGCAGTCTCTTCTCGACGATGCGCTTGTTATATAGGTCTGGCATCGCCGCTGCTCTGTCCGCCACTATCTGCAACTGCGCGAGCCGCTGCACATCGCTGAAGACCTGGGGATCAGCGGTAGGTATCACGTCCATCGGACCCTGGAAGTCCTCGCGGTACGCTAGCAACTCGCCGAGCTCATCCTTCATCTCGTCGTCGGTGATGTACATCCTGTTGATGCGATGCAGTATCTCTATGACCATAGTCATGGAGTGGTACGAGCGCAGATGGATAGCGGACATCACCTGCATACCCTCCTCGATCATGGCGAGCGTAGTACCGACAGGCATGTTCGGATTCTGGTCGTTCAACTGCTCGAACGTGGTACGAACGACTCCCCGACCGGCGTCGACGCAGAACGTAAGTAACTGAAAGAGAACTGGCGAGGGCGGATTGAACGGCAACGGCATCAGCAGCTTGCGGATATCGTCTCCGGCTATGCCGCCATCTATCTCTGCGATCTCCGTTGCCTGAATCTCTGTCTTAGTCTGGCCCATGAAGTTCGCGCCCTTCAGACGCAGAGCTGTCGGTATGTTGTTTACGTGGGCGGAGTCCAACAACGCACGGAGCGCTCCGGTAGCAGCGCCAGACAGACTGCCGATCATCTGACCCAGACCGATGGAGTACGCCCCGCGCCACGGAATGAACCCGAACTCCACTATCCACTGCATCCGCTCCTGGTACTCGTCATCCTCTTCCCAGTTGCGAATGACCGAGACGATCTTCCCGGTAGCTTCGTCGAGGCTGATCAGGTACGGCGAGTTGCCATGCTCAGAGCCCTTCTCAGGCGTATAGTCCTCCAAGAAGTCCCGGTCAAAGTCAGTGAAGCAGCTAACCTCGTGAACGATGCGAACGCCATCCTCGTTGTAGAAGTCGTTGTCGTCCTTACCCTCCACTCTGTTCGTGGCCTTCTGCGCAGCCGTGTCCTCCGGAAGCTGCATGTTAACGAGCTGACCGATGTCCCGGTACATGCCATCACGCACTCTATCCTCAAACTCCATCTTCGTTATGGGCTCGTGGTACGTCTGACGCAGCGCCGTGTAGAAGTTGCTCGCACTGTAGGGGATAGACACCTGATCCTGAGGTACGTACATTGGAACGGGACGTGTCTTACGCTTCGACCAGTCCGGCGTCAGCCTGATGTACTGACTACCAGATAGAGCGAGCTGAGGTAGGAGCTGCTCCATCTCCGGCCTGAACTCTTTCATCTGCTTCAGGAACTGCCAGTTCATGTACGCCTTGACTCGGTCAGCCTTCTGCATTCGGTCTGGGCTGACATTCTCCCCCGGAATGTAGCTCTTCACTGGACCGTTCGGTGGCATCAACTCTTTAATAGCGCGCGAGGCGTAGTCAACGCTGGACTCTGTGAGCATGGGGTGTACAACTTTTGAAGCCCCGGTGAACTCCGCTCCGCCCGGAGCTTCGTCACCGAGTCCGGTTCTCTTTATAGCCTGCGCGTACTCCTTGTCCCGACGCTTACGTGACTTCTTGTCTCGCTCGATGGCATCCTTCAGAGTGGTACCAAGCTTCGTCAGTACGTCCTCGCTGATGCTCTCCACGATGTTGTCGTAGAATTCGTACGTCTTAGAGACTCCGTCCTCGTCGTTGAGTCTAACGATAGCTCCGCCGTCATCTGTGTCTGTAACGTCGTTGCGCGGTGCCTCAAACTCCATTACATCTTCTTCACGTGCCGCCATGCACTAATCCTCCGAGGAATTTACCTTGCAAGTCGTATTTAAGTAGAAGTTCAGCGAATTTATCGTCTGGGTTAGGATTTTCCATCACACCTTCAAGAAGTCTACGTGGAAGAGGAGATTCGCCAACCCTTCTCAGTTCCATACCTCTTGGTAGAAGAACTTCAGATTCTTCGGCCCATATACCTAAGTCAGATAATTCGAGCATCGGACTATCTTCTGGGATATCTATACGTTGGATTCTGTCAAACACACCCGGAATTCTATGATCCGCTGCCCCACTATCCCATATATCGTCCATGTTATATCCAGTCGATGTGTATCCGGGGTTAGGCTGCTCGAATTCCGCCGGAAGCATCGGATTATCCGTTGTAACTCTTCTGAATAAACTAATTGGTTGATCCAATCTAGGAGCTTCTCCAATGGCATCATCTATCTTCTGTATCTGCGCGTCCATAGTACGTTCTCGAGTACCATACGACCACCAAGAATCAAAGGACTTAGATCTCTCCATTCCCGACAGCGCGTACTTCAGATCTTCACTAGAACCACTGCGAAGGTAGTAGTTTATTCTACTTCCATGATCAACGTAGTCTTCTAGTGCGCTTTTCTGTTCAGGGTGAAGATCTCGCGTATAATTACGCTGCGCTTTCTTCAATAATGCCTGAATTAAGGACCCCCTAGGCATCAGTTTGACTTCCTTCTCTGAATTGATATATCGTCACACGCTCTCTCAAGCGTACCCTCCAACACACAGGCTGGACAGCCGCCGTACTGTACAAATACGTCCGGACCCATAAGCGTGGCAACGCCGAACGTCATACTGTTCTCCACCTCCTCGTACGGATCAGGGGCGCTGTCCTGCAGTCCCCTCGCTGCGAGCATACCGCGCAGAGCTACCTCGTGAGTAGAGCACATCACCAAGACGTGTTCGTCCCCCTTACCGTCCGAGACTCTGAACTTCTCAACCGTCATACGGGTTCGCTCCCTTGAGTTTCTTCTTCGCTTTCTCTGCTGCCTTCCGCGCGCGCTGCCTCTTCTCTTCCAGCGGATCACGCTTAATAGTCAGCGGTCCGATGTACTTGTCCATGAACACGCGCATTGCCTGAGTACTCGTGTCAAGTAGATCGTCGCGCTCAATACTTCCCTCACCGATGTACGAGCAGACCTGCGTAATCAGCGGGTTCATGTACGTCTTCGGCTCACCCTTCATACTGTCGCTCTCTATCGCCCAGACTCTGCGGTGCGCCCACATCGGAGATGTAAGGTGCAGACGCGTGAGCTTGTCCGCGTTGCCGGGATTGTAACCCTCCGTCAGGATACCCTCACCGGCCAGACTCTGCATCAGCGACAGTCCACTGGCCTTCGTCTCGATCAGGATGATGTCAATCTTCTTACCCTGATGCCTCGCCCGCTGCCGACCACGGATGCCGGTCGGTCGCAGCATCGGCTCGTCGCTGTCTCCGTACGTCAGCTTCCGCTCCTTCTTGACTCGCTTCACGAGGTCGGGGAATCCCAACCACTCTTCCCAGCAGTCCAGGAGCATCACGTGTTTCTGCGGGTGCTTCGCTCCCTTCACTTTAATACTGAACAACCCCCATACACTGCTGGCAGAAGGGTCGTTCGACTGCTTCTTCTTGTCGTGCTGCTTCTCCGACATCGCCGTGTCGAGCGACATGATGATGACCTCGAACTTCGGCAAAGGCTTCTTGTCTGGCCAGAGCCTCCACCAGCTTCTCTTGACGATGCCCTCTTCCTCAGGATCAAGCATCTCGCCCCACAATTCCTGGCGACCTACCTTCGTACCCTCGTACTTCGCCACGTTCTGGAAGAAGGACTTGGTCAGATTCTCCCTGTTCTCGTACGTACTGCCCACAGTCGTCACGCTGTTTGGGTCATCAACGAGTCGGCGCATGAACGGCGTAGGCTTCGGAGTGCCGGTCCACATCACCTGAGGATTCTCCCCCAGACGCAGCCCGAACCAGAGGTTATCCCACGCATCCTGCGGATACTTCCACGAGGCGATCTCGTCGCACCACGCGGCATGATGCTGCGGCCCACGCAGTCGCTCCGGCGTGTCGCCCGCGAACCCGCGTATAAAGGTGCCGTTCCATAGTGTCAGGGACGGCAGACTGCTGTTCGTATCGGTGACGAGTAGAGGGGGAATCACGGAGTAGAGGCCGGTCGGACCTTCAAAGCAAGTATAGCGAACGTCGTCGTGGGTCGGTGCGACTACTGCGTACAATCCCGGGATTGAGCATGCACGACCTCCGATCCAGTTCGCGGCGCACAGAGTTTTGCCGAACCCGCGACCACTCCGGACTCCCCAAATCGTCTTTACAAACTCTTCAAATTCTTTCGGTGGAAGCTGCTTCTGCCTCGCCATACTCTTCCACATCATACGCCACCGAAGGAAGTGAAGCTCCTCCTCAGTGAACGCCATCAAATCTGTCTTGTACTGCACAAGCTCCGTCGGCAGCTCGTCCAGGTCAATCTTCGGCATGACCGTGTAGTCAAACGCTGAGAATTGTTGGAGCTCAGGCATCGTTCGCAGCCTCCCCCTCAGCACCCTCTATACAGCGCATCGTCCCATCATCCCACACCCGTACGACGCCAGTCAGCGCACATACCGTGACGAACCCAGCAATCACGCTGAAGTCGACGGCGCGGAACATCAGCGACACCACCTGAGCTCTAACGAGCATCCGAGGAGTATGATACCTACGTGTCGCACGCTCGGTTCGTACTCGTTACGCTCAAAGTACGCACGCCGCGTCCTCCAGCCGTAGCCAGTCGTAAACGACCAAGCCCACCAGAATCCGCGACGCATGTACACTCGTGCCTTCATGCTGCGGCGTCGCTCCCGAAGAACGTGTTGCAGATGACCTTGAACAGCTCGTCTTTGTACTGCTGAGCGGGAGGGAGCTGATTGTACGGCACGAAGCACGGATGAGTCTTAGCGCCCGCGTCCTTCACTGGTCCGTACACCCATCCATCCTTTGCCTTCTCTGCTAGCCAGCTCTTGTGGCTGTCCTCCGCCGTTGCCTCCGGGTTCTCGAAGTGCATGGTCACGCCATTGAACGCAGACTCTCGCTGCCAGTCAGGGGCGCTGTCCCACTCCGGCTGACTCCAGTCCGCGATGCTCTGACAGTACACTCGGTTCACCTCGTGGCAAAGCTTCGCTACGAGCCACATCATGTCGCTGGACACTATGTCGTCTCCCGTCGGCGGTACCTTGTGCTCGTCGAACGCATCGCTCAGTTGATCTTCCACGCTCGCCGGAGCCTCGTCGTCAAGCATCTCTTCCGGGGGTAGCAACTCCTCAATCTTCTCACCCTGCGCGGTACGTCGCCGACTCTGACTCTTGCTGAGGTTCGGACAATGTAAGTGATGGTGTCCCGCCTCGCCGTGACACACTGAACAGAGTCCCTCGCTGTCCGTGCGTACGTCGCCGTGACCGTCGTCCCTCGCTGGCTCGTTCATCTTAGTCTCCTCCCTGCATAGACGTTCGCTGCGCTTGTTCTTCAGTGACCGCGTTCTCCTTGCGCACCTCACAAGCGTACAGCTTGCTCTTCAGGAGGTACCCCTCCAGACTCCAGATCTTGTCCCGAGCGTTGCGTCGGCTGATCGTCTGCCCTACCTCTACGTCAAAGTTCTCTGGGCTGGCGGCAGCACTCTCGCCGACCACGCAGAACCCGTTCTCCAACTTCAGACAACACACCGTCAGCGTCGTGCCGGGGAACACGTAGTAGTCCTCCCCAACGATGCAACCGTCAATCTGCTCCGGCGTCAGGCGCGGCGCATTCAGTCCCCGGTCCTGCAACTTCTGCTCGATGCCAGCCTCACTGTCTGCTGGTACTTCCCCATCTCTACTGTTCATATCTACTTCCTCTATATTGGCAGAGTGACACCGAGTCGCTCCGTCTTCAATTTGTGGAACAGCCGCCGCTCCTTCTGAAACGACGTCAGTTCCGGCTCGCTCTGCAGACGCAGCTTCTCGGCGTGACGTTTCCGGTCGTTCACTACGTGTCACTCCAGACTCCTCGTCTTGTGCTCGTACGACTGCCGATACTTATATACTCGTGCGAGAGGGCAGTCACTTTCCGACGCACGACTCCCACCTCCGTTCACACGCCTCATCATCTCGCTCTACATCCTCTTGCAATAACTCCAACTGTCTCTGCAGATCCTGAATCGCCACGTCGTACTCTCGGTTGTGGCTCGTCCTGTCAATCTTGGTACGACTGCCAGACAACTCCGTCCAGCACGCGTCACTCGTACCGCCGACAACCTTCCATATCCCACGAATACTGCATCGCATTCGGTCGGCCGAGGATATCTGCCCGCGATCCTCCATCTCGTCGGCAATGCGCAGCGTCCTAGACTCTCGGTCAGTGACATCCCATCTTATCCCCGCACTTCCAGTGAGCCATCCTCCGCTAATCGCACGGACTCGGGTATCCGTTGCATTGCTACTGCCTCCTCCCACGTAAGAGCTGCCAGGACGCTGAGACGTGATGGTCGTGGCTTGACTGCTAGATTGTACAGTCGTCTGTTCCTGGTACAGTCGTCTGTTCCTGGTCTTGGTACTGAGACTGCTCCTGGGATTGATCCTGTTCTTGCTCTTGTGACTGTCCAACTTCCGGCTCCTCCTTCGGGGTGGATAGGGCGGAGTGGCTCCAGGATAATGCAACGGCTCCAGGATAATGCAACGGCTACGCATAGAACCGAAACTCCATACCTTCTCCGCCCTCCCCTCATGTAAGTATCACCGTGATCGGTACGTTAGGTCTGCCGCAGCCAATGTCCCGCGTCGCCTCGCCGCTGAAGTTGCTCCACGCCCCGCCCGCCTGCACTCTGATCACAAAGTAATACATCTGGCCGCACTGTAAGTCAATGGTCGTGGACGTGTCAGATGTCGGTACGTTGGCGATAATAGCTCCAGCAGGCGGTACGTCCACGTCGCCAGCGTCGCAGCTCGTCGCCACTCTGGGTATGGTGCTGGTACTGATGTAGATCTCAGCTTGCTGCAGGTCGCTCGCCGGTAGCAACTCACCATCACAATACTGAGTCGGCCAGTCCCACGACATGGTGACCTCCGTCGCGCTGGCCGGTATGCTGACCATACAGAGTGTGAGTACTGCCGTCAGCAGGGTTGCAAATCTCCAAGGCTTCTTCATATTCTCTTCCTCTACGTCTTCGGGTCAGGCTTGTTGGTAATCATACCGAGGATGGAGCTGACCACGCTGTCCTTCGTCTCGGTATCTAGGGTCAGCGGTCTTCCTACGCTGCCACTGTGTTCCGTTCGCTGCTTGTACTTCTCCGGAGCAGCCCCCTCAAGTAACGTCTTCATCAGCGAGTCGGAGTAAACCTTGTACGTGTCGGTGATCTCGCCCTGATATATAACGGGATGATCTACGCCGTCCTCTGCTCTGCCGCGTGCAACCTTCTCGAGCAGGTCGGTAGCCATCTGCTCCGCTTCCTTGCACGCCTCGTCGAAGTGTGCGTCTGTCTCCCTCCACCGCTTGTACGTCAGCCGACTTATGTCCGCAGCACTCGTACCCACGAGTATGATGCCCTTCGTTGCGTACGCCCGCAGAAACACCATCTTCAGTTCTTGGGTTATCTTCGGTGTCCACTTCCTGTCCTCTGATCCAAAATAACTCTTCGCTTCGCTGTAGTTCGTCTGCGGCTTCCGGTTCTGCGGATGCGCAGCACGCCGCTCCTTCTTCGTCGGCTTCTTCCGTACAACCTTCCTCTTCGTCTTCCTCGCAATGCCCTTCGTGGGCTTGAACGGCACCTTGCTCTTCCTCACGCGCGTGTCCGATGCAGCTCGCTTCTTCGCCGGAGACCGCCCCCTCTTCGCCACGGAGCTCTTCGTCCCAGAGGACTTGGACTTCTTTGCCACGGAGCTCTTCGTCCCCGATGACTTGGACTTCTTCGTCACTCCAGACTTCTTCGCAGTCTTCCGCTTCGTCTTCGACGAGTTTGGAGTTCTCCCAGAAGTCGTTGTCTTTTTCTTCGCCACTCAACATTCCCAGTCCCATGATTAAGCAGAAAGCAGCGGACAACCAGATAGGGACTAAGACGACGAGGAGGAAGTACTCAATACTCGCTATCACAGTGGGACCGGGCCATCCGCCGCTTTCCTGGGAGTGCTGCCTTGCGGACAGCGCCCTTGGGTCGTAATGATGCACCCTCGCGAGCGCGGGCGTACAGTGATACTGGATGATACGATGCTGATACGGCCAGAGGCCAAAGAGATACTGATGATACGATGATACGATTACTTATATAAGTAGAGAATAAAATAAAGAGAAGGGTTATATAGTAAGTAGGTTAGTTTAAATAAAGGGGTCAGAAAAAGAGGTAAAGGTAGGGAGACACTTGCTTCGTATCAGGGTATCGGACCATCCATGACTATTACCCCACGGTAGTTAGAGGACCTAACCCCTTGTTTATGTTACGGTTGCAGCTCAAAACTTCTACCAGTATACTTACTGCCCCGCTGACACAGCCGTGTCGGCGAGATACGTTCCAACGGGGAGAGGACTACAATGAGCGATGCAGTTTTGACGTCAGCACAGAAGAAACAGTTGCGCGAAGAGGGAGCCAAAGAACGGAGATCTTTGGTAGCTGCGCGGTTTCGAACGCTGGTCACCGAGGCAGAGGCAATACCCCTGCGCGTAAAAACACAGTACCCGGTGTACTTAGATATACACATGCTGCACATCGTACGGGGGGTGGCGGAGATCGAGGGAATGTCCGTGCAGGAGTTAATTCGCACGTCCATCCAGGAAAAGATGGATAAGTTGATGCGAGCACCGAGAGGGGATGGGACGAAGAAGAAGGTGTCCGCTAAGAAGAGGCCGTAGCTGTGGCGCGTCGGGACCTGATGGATGCGGTCCGCGCCAACGACCTGGAACGGAGTGGGTTGCACAAGCCGAGCGTGATGCGGAAGTTGGGTTACAGTGCCATGCTGAGTCAGGTTCAGACGGCGGCGGAGACGGGCATCGAGGATGCGATAGCGTACCTCATACCCTACTACTCGCCCAGAGGAGAGGACTTGAAGTACCACAGATGGAAGCTCTTTCCAATTACTGACGAGGAAATCGGCATCCGGTACACTCAGGTGGACAAGACGATACCGAGGCTCTACCTTCCTCCTCTTGTGGACTGGCCGAAGATCTGTGCGGATGCGAGCCAGCGCATAATCATTACTGAGGGGGAGAAGAAGGCGGCGTGTGCGACTAACGTGGGGTTGCCGACTATCGCACTCGGTGGAGTCTGGTCCTTTACCTCCAAGAAGTGGCACCTTCGGGAGATTGACGACTGGAAGTGGTTCGATATGAGGGGCCGAGAAGTTGAGGTCTGCTACGACGGAGACATGTACACCAACGAGAACGTGAGCCGAGCGCTGGACGCGCTGACTGCGATGCTTACTCGTAAGGGTGCGCGAGTCTTCGTACGGCATCTACCCACGATAGACGGCCTGTCCAAGCTGGACGACTTCCTAGTTGCGAAGGGGGTGAAGGAGTACCAGAAGCTGCACTGTGCGGAGGCACCGAACAGCGAACTGATGTCCCAGCTTAACGAGGACCTCTGTTACATCAAGGATACGCAGACATACTTCAGCACCCACGATCGTATTCTGTACGGCGACGTCGGCAGGTTGAAGAGGAACTACGGAGCGCTCAAGATTATCGCGGAGAGTGGAAAGCAGATCAGTGCGGTGGACGAGTGGGCGCAGTGGCCGTTCATGCGTAAGGTGGATCGGATAACGTACAAGCCGGGTGACGAGATGTTTGTCAACGGAGAGCTGAACGACTGGCCGGGGTGGGGAGTGGAGTCGCGACGCGGAGAGGTGAGCCAGTTCCTAGACGTGATTCGGAGTATAGACGGATGGGAGTGGCTGCTGAAGTGGCTCGCCTATCCTATCCAGAATCCCGGGACGAAGATGTTTACTGCCGTCATTATCTGGTCTGTTGAGCAGGGTACGGGTAAGACGTTTATCGGGGACGTGATGCGAGACATCTACGGTCGGAATAGTAACGTGATTACGAACGTGGAGCTGCACGACGATAGTTTCGTGTGGCTGCGCAACATGCAGTTCATACTCGGCGAGGAGGTGAGTCAACGACGAAGTATCGCGGACTCTGGCCTGCTCAAACACATCATAACGAACGACACGGTGACGGTAAACGAGAAGTACGTACCGACGTATAAGTTACCGAACTGTGCGAACCTGATGTTCACCAGTAACAAGCCAGATGCGATAGTGATGGACCAGAGCGACCGTCGCTTCTTCGTCGGTAAGTTGGACACGCATCGACCCCTTAAGTTCTGGAAGCAACTCGACCGATGGCGCAAGCGAGAGGGAGGTCCGGCGGCGTTCATGCACTATCTTCAGCACCGAGTGGACTGCGAGAACTTCAACCCGCTAGCTCCGCCGCCGATCACGAGCGATAAGCAGATGATGCAGGACGCGGGCATGAGCGGGATACAGCAGTGGGCGAAGGAGCTTCTGCTCGATCCGGAGGGTGTCGTTGCGGAGACGTACGATGTGAACATCGCGCGAGAGACTATGAAGCGCGACGTGTTCCCGATCACCACTCTGCTTGACTGGCTGCCGGAGGACCTGAAGAATACGAGCAGGATAGCACTGAGCAACGCGCTGACGACACTCGGTGCGGTGCGCAACAGTAGCCCGGTTCGCCTGTCTACCGGCAAGCAGGTGAAGCTCTTTGCGATACAGAGGTTGAGCTATTGGCGCGAGAGAGTGGGGAACAATCTGGAGTGGGCGGCGAACGTCGAGCGGAAGAAGGTGACGGCGAAGAAGAAGGTGACGGCAATCGGCAAGAAGAGGAGGAGGAAGGGATGAGTATATTTGCGTGTGACGAGTGTACCGTCGTGGAGAACACGGCCTGCTGTAACTACCACTGGAGAAAGATAAAGAAGCAGTCGCTACTCTGCAGTCTGTGCGACCCGGACATCTTGAAGTGGCACGACAAGTTTGAGCGACGTCTTGTCGCAGATACAGATTACGAGGTTGTTCCGTCGGACGGGTTGTTCCCCGGTACGTTGCAGCCTCCGGGAGGATGGAAGTGAGATACCAGTACCAGACAATAGAGGTGGACCCGGCCAACGAAGAGAAGATGGACGCGATACTCACCGAGTACGCGGCGGCCGGGTGGAGACTGCACAGCATAGTCCCGACGTACATCTGTCGGTGGCCGAGCAGCCCAGATCACGGGGGACCCGATGACATCTACGTCGGTTGCGCCAATATGATTTGGGAGAGGGAGAGGGAAGATGAGTGACCAGTTCGATCCCATGAAGGCGATGCTACTGCAGATCTTCCTGGGTAATCTGGCCAGCGACCTGCGAGCAGGTAAGGTGGTGGAAACGATAGAGAAACTCGACCGATGCTGTAAACTCTTGGAGGAAGACTTGGAGACGCATAGCAATGAACCGGAACGTAAGAGCCAAGAGAGCGCTTTCGGCGAGAAGTGGAAGACGTGAGATGGAGTAAGAGTGACGGACACAACCAGCAGTGTCGGGAGTGCTTTCGGTACTTCGTCTGGTTGAAGAGGGCGTACATCTGCGGCGAGTGTTGGAGGAGGAGAAACAGATGAACAAGACGAATAGAAGAAACTTCTTGAGAGGGTTGGGAGCCTCGGCTGGTGTGATTGCGACTGGAGGCGTTGCAGCCACTGAGGTGGTGACGAACAAGATAGTGAGGGACGTCGTTGAGCATCGAGCCGTCTACTCTGATGTGTACATGCTTGAGGGCGACGGTAGTCAGGATGGAGACATAGCGATGATAAAGATTAACGGGACGTATCGCAGTTGCGTACGTCGGGATGGTAAGTGGGGGACGTTGTTCCCAAGTTGAGGAGGAACCGATGAGTGCAGTGACAACGACGGAACAGCGAGTGGGAGTGGTGGAGGTGCGCGTAGAGATCTGGATGAATATATTGGGCGACCTAGAAGACAAAGTGGAGAGAATAGAGACGTTTATCGGAGCGCACAACTTAGGTGAGGAGGAAGTTATGAATGAGGAAGCACTACAGCAGCGGATTGACGTGCTGCATGAGAGGAACGGCGCACTGGCGCGTGAATGTGAGAATCTGAGGTTGAAGATTGTGCGATGGGAGCAGGACGACTTGAGGGAGAACGCGACCCACGACCCGGTGAAGATCTGCAGGAAGTACGGAGTGAACGGCATGGGGAGAGTCTACAACTTGCAGAGTGGAGTGGAGATACCGGAGGACGAGCCGCTGATCCTGTTCCGAGGGAAGGACCGGCACTTGCCGGACGTTCTGATGGAGTACGCAGACCGATGCGTAGACGACGCGCATGGGCAGTCTATCATGGTGAAGAAGCGGGAGGTTGAGCTGTGGCAGCAGAACAACCAGGAACAGGTGAAGGAGCCGGACACGGACTTGAGTAGTTACGAACTTGACCCGGTAGGCGAGGCCGCGGACGGAGTACTCGGGCAGGATCGACAGCGTGTCACTGGCCCGTTTGGCGAACTGCGAGCTGCGAAGACGATGTCTGTAGCCGACAGACTGAACAGGTTGGAGGAGTTCGTAGGGAGGGAACACTTGTGATAAAGCGCGAGGAGCTGGCTACCCACGAGAGCTGCCTGAACAGGGCGCACGACGACGAGCCGTTGTTCGTACTGCGGGCGAACGACAGTAGTGCGCCGTACGCTGTGATGGCGTGGGCGGATGACTACTGTATGAGAAAGAAGAAGTGTGGTGGGTACGGCGAGAGGGCGAAAGAGAAGTTCGAAGATGCTTATCGCACAGCACGTATGATGATTGAGTGGCGCGGGGAGAACAGAGCATGAATCTTAAGGTGACGTTCAAGGTAAAGGATCGGGAGACGACAGCCGAGTTGTTGAAGGCAACGAAGAATCTGGAGTTGAACCCGACAGTGGGGACTGAGGGAATGGACGACGTAGATGTGGGCGAGGCGTTTCGCGTACTTGACCTTATCAGTGCGGAGTTCAGGAGTGACCCGATGAGTGTGCAGTGTTTTGCCAGCAGCATCGTCAGCGACGCGAACAGACTGGCGCGTAGGTGGAACGACAAAGGGAGACCGTGATGGACGAGGATAACGTACTAAAGGTAGAAGACGTGGAGGACGTGCTCAACTTCCACAAGCGGAAGATGAAGAGTACGGAGGTGGAGCATTTGGCGGGGACGATTAACTACGCGCTGGACAAGTTCTTTAGTGGATTGGTTGATTCGATGAGGGAGGAAGGATCGTGAACATAGTAATCTACGACTGCGAGATCAAGCGCGGCATACCAGCGCGAGGAGAGGAGAAGATACCGGGGATTGAGTACTGTAAGGGGTGGGGAGACCACGCGGGGATGGGAGTAAGCGTGACAGGCGTGTACGACTACGACGAGGACAGGTACAGAGTGTTCTGCGACGACAACGTAGACGAGATGCTGGAGCTGTTCGCGTCGGCAGACTTGCTGGTCGGGTTCAACAGCATCAGGTTCGACGATCGGCTGTTGGTGGCGACGTACCCAGATTACGCGGACATAACGACCACGCGCTACGACCTGCTAGTGGAGACGTGGCGAGCCGCCGGACTGAAGCCGAGTTGGGGCAGCCCAAAGACCCACGGAGGATTCGGTCTGGATGCGATGTGCGAGGCTAACTTCGGCGTACGCAAGAGCGGACACGGAGCGATGGCCCCGGTACTGTGGCAGCAGGGAAAGATAGGCGCGGTGATCGACTACTGCCTGAACGACATACGCATGACGAAGATGCTGCTGGACTGCGCGATGGGTGACTTGGAGGTCATCAACCCGAAGGATGGAGTCCTGACACTGCGGAACCCGATCGTTACGTTTGAGGAGGCGCAGGACGAGGCAGTGGCTGAGGACGTGGAGGCGGGGAAGGACCCGATGTACCGACAGGGAAAGATGAGCAGCAGTCGTCAGGTTGGAGAACTTAACCTCGATGTACTGCAGCACGAACAGGCGAATAAGGTGCTGCCTCCTCTGAACCAGCCGAGCGATCCGCATCACTGGGACAATCTCGTAGTGGAGATTGAGGACCTAGCCCCGAACGACAGATGGATGGTTGCCGTACATACCGAAGAGGGTCTGCTGATCAAACGGAATCTGCGCCTGCATGAGTGGTCTTGCGATGAGATGAGCAGTACCCTACTGAACAAGGACGGTCCGGCGCTGGTGAAGTATCTAAGGGAGCACGAGGCGATGTGCCGTAGAGCAGGGGAAGACGATGGCGACGCTTAGCAGCGCAAGACGAAGTTTCGTGAAGACCCTGAGGGATTGGCCGAGGGGTACGCGGAAGAGAGGATGGGGATTCCTTCACGATCAGATCTGGTTCCCGGTCAACGTGGAGGAAGCGAATGTGTACATGCGCTAACTTTGACATTAGGAGCGAGGCTGTGGAGATTGACGGTGTGTGGCATCGTCTATACATGGACCGGAAGATGTTGTGGCATCCGTTCGGCACGTTCCGCATCCACACCTTCTATCAGGGGGACGACGACGCGGCAGTCCACGACCATCCGTGGTGGTTTGTCACCTTTCCGTTCCGTAGCTACACGGAGACGGTGCAGACTCCAATGGGAGAAGCGACAATGGAGTCTTCAACATATGGTCCAGTGTTTCGAATGAACAGCAGAGTCGTACGGGCTTGGCGGTTCCACTTCCGTCCGGCTCTGCATCGGCACTTTGTACACGAACCACTCCGGCCATTTCGGACATTGATCTTTACCGGACGGGTGA